CAAAATCTGGATATTCCCCTTTTGACGCGTCGGGGTATTTCTTTGTAAATTCAGCCCATCGATACAGTTTGCCTTGCCATTTTTTGTGGTTTTCCCACCCTTTAGGCCCATCGATATCACGCGCTCCGGCGTGCGCCTCTACTTGCACAAGGTCGGTTTGCAAAAAGTCCATAGACTGTTCCGAGTATTTACGGTTTAGCTGATTTACCGCCGTCATAACCGCGCGGCGGGCAGCCACATCGATCTGGTCGCGGTGTCCGCTCTCATAATCCACGACTTTTAGGCCGCTTTGCGCCAACTGACGCACCGCCGATTTGATAGCCTGATTGTAGCTGATAGCGCCGCTCTGGATTTGCATTGTAGCGTTATCCAGCGCCCATTGGTATGCTTTGGCAGGTGACAGCATTGTGCGCCCAGCGTCCACTAAAAAGCCCATTGATCGCGTTATATTGCGCATTGTTTGCTTTGTCTGCTCGTATATTGCCCAAGTATCTTCTACGCTTACCAGCGTTTCCGGCTGCGTGATGTGCGCAAGGTCAATAAGCTCGGTGTAATACTTCTGGTTGCGTTCCACAACATCGTCAAGCAGCTCATTCAACTTCGTTTCACTGATACCGGAAGTTTTGCGAATTGCTTTCTCAATCTCTTTTAGGTCGATGCCATGTGAGCGAAGCACGCGAATGTCTTGCACGGTTACTTCGTTCAGTTGGTCTGACGCTTTGAGACGGGAGCAGATTTCTTCCAGCAGCGTGATTTCAAGCGCACGTAACAATTCTGTCAATTCTTCCGGCATTGCGTCAAGCAGGTCTGGGCTAAAAGGGTAAGGCCGCATACGCCGTCACCTCACTCAATCTCTTCTTCCGGCTCTTTTGTCATGGCCTGCATCTTCGGAAGCTCCGCCTTTGCGGTTTCCTCGTCCTCGTTTTTGTACGTCATGCGCATTTCATAATCGTTGAGGATCCCAGCAGACAAAAGCTGCATATCGCGCGCAAACTCAGCGTCTTTGTCCTGGAAAATACTGTCGTCAAAATCAATACTAATTTCAATATTTTCATCCAGTCCGGCGTTCATGGTCGTATTGCCCAGTCGGAGGAGAACCCTACAAAGTTCAACAAGCACCTGCTCCAAGATGATCTGGTGCTTTCCTCGCGTCTTTGCAAGCTCACTGTGCGTACTGATAACCTGCGTCGCAGTCGCCATTACGGCTTGGTCGATCTGATAAAAGTTCGTGCCAAAGCCGCACTTGCTCCCCAAGATATTAAGCGCGAACTGAACCCCGACACTTAACTTATCGGAGTTAAGTGTCATGTCGATTGGCTGAATAACCGCCCCATCGCTTACATCTTCTGGCATAACGTAGTACACAAGATCGTTTTCATCAAACGCCGGTGTACCATCAAGAAATTTACTCGCCGCAGGCTTAACCATAATGCGTTTTTTGCCCATCACGAACTCATTGATGTAAGCATCATAGGCAATATCGGCACCTTCGAGTGCATCGATAGCATTGGCATAAACCGAAATGCCGGTTGGAAGCAAATAGTTGAAGTTATTCGCAATGTTAAGTCGGTCAATGACAAATTGACGCTTATCGCTTCCGGTATGTACAACAGGGGGGATGCGCTCAAAGCCCTTAACATTGGTCAGTGCTTCGTCTGCAAGTTGCTCATTATCATACCGATAAATGCGGTTCTCAATGACGTATTCGCCGCCATCCTCTTTTCTATGGATTTGCAGATAGAGGTAATCGCGCCCGCCCCTTGTAATTACAGAGGAAAACGCGCACTCGCTGATATATCCGTTCTGCCATGCCAGCGGGTAGATATTTTCGATAGTCACATAGTCCAGCACAATGCCGGATGTATTGCCGGGTACGATCTCGCCGCTCTCGTTGACCTCCTGCCCCACTACGCGGGGAATGTATGCCACCGTGCCAAGCGCAGACTTCATTTCCTGCATCTCATTCGCCTTAACAGCAAAATTGTTCTCCGTCAAGATGCGGTCAATAAATTCCTGCTCCTTATTCCCTTCAAGCGTTATCTGCACTTTTTCGTTCATGAGCAGATTCGCCCAATCCTCGCACAGTTTCTTTCCCATTCCAAGGGAATACCGCTTGCAGTTGACCATGCTTTCACCGTTACGGACGCGGTAATTGTGGAAGCCCTTTACATTTCCCTGATACCAGCTTTTCCACTCCGCAACCTTGCTGTAAAACGATTCGGGGATCGTGGTATAGCCAAGCTCGTTAAGTTTTAAGATAACTGCATTGCTCATGCGATAACTCCCATCCGGCGAGAAATCCGCTCTAAAGCGTATCTTGTGGCATCAATCAAATGGTTATTTGCATCAGGATACCCGCTGATGATGTCGCCGTCTTTATTCCGTTCGTATTCGTAATTTACAAACTCTTTATACGCGTTTGGTGTCCGGCGGCGGTCAATGACGATCTTGCGCCTCTGTAGCCACTTCATGCCGTAGTCCACGGAGCCGGGGCCTTTGATAGTCTCCTTTGCCGGAAGGCCAAGCGCCCGATAATCCGCAGTGCTCTTCGGCTCTGCGCTGTCACACGTGATGTACGCGTCGCCATATCCGCACCCTTTGATAATTCCGCCGCTCTCCTCGTTTGTCAGCTTATTTTTATAAATCTCGTCAATAAAGTAGATTGTCTCCCGCGCCCGGTCGTAGTGTAGCCGGATAAACGCAAATGGATCTGGATACCATCCCCAGTCAACACCTTGGTATATCTGGTCGAAGCTCCCGATCTCCTTGTCCGTAATCTCTCGCAGCTCCAAATTTTCAAACACATTTCCACCCGTGCCGACCGGAATGCCAAGATACTCGTGCTGATATGCACGCTCGTCTGTCTCTTTGAGGTGTTCCGCTTCTGCAAGAAACTGTTCTCCCAGCCATTCAGGCGGTGCTTGCAGATATGTTGACTTGTGGCACAAGCGGTCATCCCGTTCTTCCAAGCTATCCTTGTTTGCCCAGTTGTCGCGCGAAATTGGTGGGTTATAGCTTTCAAAATTCCAAAACACCGAGCCGCCGCGCATGGTCGACTGCAAAATGTTTCGGATTTCTGCGCGTCCGGCAAACTGGTCTTTTTCTTCAAAGTGCGTTACGGCAATGTAGCCAAACGGCACCTTGATAGACTTGATCTTCATGGGATCGTCAGCACCCCGAAACATGATCTTCTGCCCGGTAGGCTTATAAATCAGCTCCATCGGGGATACCTTTGCTTCCCAATACGCCGCCATGCCCAGTTCACCGATTGCCCAGATATACTGCGCGTATACGCTGTCACGAATGGTATTTGCCACCTTACGCAGCACCAGCGCGTGTGTACCCGGATTGTTTATCAGCAGCAGGGGGACGAGTACAGACACCGTGGAGGATTTTAGTGAGCCGCGCCCACCGCTGAAATCGTAGTGCGTGTGACCGTGGTGGAACACGTCATGCGCCACGGCGTAGAACGCAGAGCCGATTTTTTCAGACAGGCGAATGTCAGACATCAATTATCACCTTGACACCCTCTGTGTTGATGTTCTGCTCCACAATATCCTTCTGGTCGAGGTACTGTTTCCCCAGCCAAATGGCCATATTCGCGTTCTTTTCAGCCAATCGCCACTGACTTCTCCGCAGCGAAATTTTCCCAGCTCCGCGCTTTTGCTTAAATACTTCGGAAAAACTGGCATGATAGGTGCGTTTACACCAACTATCCAGTGTTTTATCGGTCACACCAAACCAGCCACAGATTTCCTCAAGCGTGCATTGCAGGCCGCAGAGGTTCTCGAACTGCTTCTGGTCTATTTCCTTTCTTGGCCTTGCCATACGCGCCCTCCTTTCTCTGCTGGCGTTTGATAAACTTCTCCATATCCCGCTTTAGGTGCGGGCTGCTTGTTTTGGCGATGATCGCCCGCGCTTCTTCAATCGTCATTCAGCAGCACCGCTTTCTTCCCCGTAAACTTCTCCCAACGGTCAACAATGACATCGGCATACTTTTGGTCAAACTCCATGCAGTACGCGTGTCTTCCGTTCTGCTCCGCTGCCATGATCGTTGTGCCGGAGCCAGCGAACAGGTCAAGTACATTCTCACCCGGCTTACTGGAGCACTGCATCTGGTAATCAAACAACTTAATCGGCTTCATGGTCGGATGCTCCGCAGATTTGACAGGCTTATCGAAATTCAACACCGTTGTCTGTCTGCGATTCTTGAAGAAGTAGTGCTTCTTACCCTCCGTCCACCCGTACAGGCAAGGCTCGTGATCGTCCTCTTCAATCTCACTTTCACCGTACAGGCAAGGTTCATGTTTCCACTGGAAATCCTGTCTCCCCATTACGAGGGAATTCTTTACCCAAATCAGGCACTGCCGGACACGCAGCATTGCGTCTTTACACGCACCGCGAAAGTTATACCCTTCACTGTCTGCGTGCCAGATGTAGAACGGAGCACCGGGCTTCATGACCAGCGCCGCATTGGAGAATGCATCCGTCAGGAAACGCCTGAAGGCCGTATCCTCCATATTGTCATTCTTAATCTTCCCGGCGGTGCCCTGATAGTCCACATTGTACGGGGGGTCTGTGAGCAGCAAATCCATTTGTGCCCCCCCCACGAGCTTCTGTACATCTGTCAAAGACGTGCTGTCTCCGCACATAAGGCGATGGTCTCCAAGCTGGTACACATCGCCAAGTTTGCTCTTTGGCTCTGCCGGTAAAACGGGATCGTAATTGTCCTCTACCACTGACGTGTCGAGTTCATCACGCAGACCCCAATCAAAGTCAAAAGCAGACAAGTCAAGCCCCGGCAGCTCATCAGCCAGCAGGTCAAAGTCCCAATCGCTCTCGTTGCTCTTGTTATCTACCAGCCGCAGGGCGTTCACCTGCTCCGGTGTCAGATCGTCCACGCAGACGCAAGGCACTTCTTCCATGCCCAGTTTCTTCGCCGCCAGAGCGCGGCAATGCCCGATTACGATCACGCCGTCACGATCAATCACAATCGGCTGTACAAATCCGTACTGCTTGATGCTCTCCGCAACGTTGTTGATTTGCCGCTTATCATGCTTTTTTGCGTTTGCGGAATACGGCACAATATGGCACAATATCCGCAAGCCGCCGCTTTGTGATTTCCATGCCATCCTCCTGTTTTGCTACTAGCCCCCGCCCCTTGGCCTTACATAGCAGACTTTACCCGCCCCAAAGGGCATACACTTACTGGCTCAGGCTCGCCCGGTGTTGTCGCCGATTTGGCCTGATTTAATCGCTCACCCCACGCTCACGCGAACCATTATTGCCGCACTTTCGGGCGATATATTGCCCACGGCAGCGGCTCTCCTCTTTTGGTACGACATTGCAGTCCTGCCCTGCTTTAGCGCTTCAGGGAAAGTCCCTGTCACTCGCTGTGGTCTCCCCTTGCGGGACACCTATGCCGTATATCTCCGCAACAAGCCGGTCGGCGCTCCGGCATCTCCAACAGCATGAGCATTTGCGACCTCACGTCCGGGCGGCAGCTGCCTGTTCTGCCCTTCGTTGCGGCGCTACCGTCTAAAACTGCTATCACCATGCGCAATCACGGTGACGTGCTGGAACTCCGGTAGCATAGTAGTTTGTGGGCATGTCCCCGCTGGGGCACATCGTTGAGAGGTGCGCGGGGTCCTGTGCCGCATGAGAGGTGCGACCTCTCGGCCCTGATCGTGGGCTGCATCGTGCGTGCGGCATGTTGCGGGGTCGGTGTGAAAAGATGAAAAACACCGCGCCCCGCTATGGCGCAGGAGGTAAACGCCATAAATGAGAGAACCGCAAAGGCTTTTACACCTATGCGATTCTATTATCTCATAAGCAAATGGCTTTTTAAGGCCAACTTTTAATCATCGAGCAGCCCGTAGTTCCGTGCGACGCACTTAATGAAATCCGTATGCCATCGTCTCGCCGTCCGGTCGGAACAGTTGACCGCCATTGCCGCCCCTTCGAGCGTGTGGGTTTTGTCCCAGAACACGAGGCGAATAAATTTCAAGCGCTCTTCGCCGGCTTGCATTGACCTTGTTTCGCTCACCGCTTTTCGCACAGCGTTGTTTTCTAACAAAGCCACTCCATGCAACTCCTGCTCTCGATCTGGGTCGTAGCGACGGATAATGGCTTTTACATAGCCCCACCAACTATACCGAGGTTTACTCATGGCGTACCATCTTTCTCTTCACCCACGCCCACAGGTTACGCCACGGGTGGGCTTCTGCGTAATTGGCGCGCTGCTCGGCGTTGTATTTTCTATTACGCATTACATTAAGGGCCTCTTGCTTAAAAGCGCACTCATCATTCACCCGCCCAAGCGCCGCCTCAGTGTCAGCAAGCTTATTTCGCAGCGCATCTGCGTCCGCTTTCAGGTTCGCAATCATGTTCTCGCGGTTGATGGCCTCGCCGTTCATCTGGTCGATCTGCTCGGTCAGTGCGGCGTTTACCCGCCTCAACTCCTGCACTTCCGCCTGCGAGTCCTCCACCATCTTTGCCATCTGGTCTTTGATGTACTTCTTTACATTGATGCTCATAATTTGGCTCCTTTCATTCGTAGTTGTTCTTCCCGTCCCCGGTCGCTCACGATGCTCACGACCTTTACGTCGCCGTATCGCTCAATGTCCATGGCGATGCGCTCCTTGATGCCCTGCGCGTCAGCGGCGGGGACGTTGGCTTTAATCGTGATCGTCAGCATGTGGTTCCTCCTTCGGCTCGCCGTAGCTGCAAAAGTCGTCTTGCTGCATCGGCTTCCCACTTAACGTGCAAAGAGCCTCGCCTGATGACACCGCAAAGCTATTGATATATGCATACTTGCAGTCCTTGCAACGCGTCACCGGCGCAACATCAGCGGCGGGAATACTGTTGATTTCCTGCGTGCAGATTTCTGGATTTTCATACCGACGTGTGATTAAATCAATCACAGTTTTTCGCTTGATGTATTCATCAATTGTCAGCACCTCCTGTTCCACTTTTCGATGATAAATTTGGGTTCGCTATATACGCCACTTTCAAAATCACACTCTGGACAGTATATATAGCACTCTTCTGGGCTGTTGCCATCTACTGTTTCAAGTATTGCTTCTCCACCGCACTCAGGGCAGCGTTTCAATTCAGCCATTGTCCATCGCCTCCACATAGCACCAGCTCTGCGGCGCGCGCTTGATCTGTAATCTCTCGTTTCCGCAAGTGCCGTTGTTTTCCCAGTGCATTACGCAGCTTTCACAATACCAACTATTCGGGCACGCTCGCCGGAACTCCGTCAACTCCCGCGGCTGGTCATAAATGCGCAGGTCGACAATATGCCAGCCGTAGCCGGTTCCCTTTAGATAGTCCACAATTTCTTCCCGCGTCAGGCAGGCTTGCTTTTCTACGTCATCCGGCGCATGGTTGAGGGGTGCAAGCTCATAAATCCGGTCACAGGTGAACTCGCCAATGACCTTGCCGTTAGCCTTGCGGATTTTCCCGTCTGCGCCGTGCAGCTCAAGAATGTTGTGCGGGTCCCTTGTGTCAGGCATCGTACAATAGATGTACGCCTTGAACGGCGTTTCCAACTTCGTCTTAGTTTTTCTGACTTCGATAGTCTTTTTACCGCTGGCGATCTTTTCGCACCACTTTGGGCGGATGCTCAGCATAACAGCCTTACTCATCCTTCATCGCCTCCAATGCTTTTATATCCGCCTCTGTCAATGTGCGGTTGCTTGCAATATATGTCACAGCCTCACTTCTGTTTTGACAGGCTACACACTCACACCTATTGCAACTACTTGACGTGTTTTCTCGAAAAGGGCATGAATAATTAAAGCAATCCACTATTTCATCGCCTCCAATGCTTTCTCCGCCTCCTCGCGGGTAAGAAAGAAGGTTTTCCCTATATCCTCTGGCCTGAAATATTCGCTGGTTCCGCCACAGTAAATTCTTGTGGAATTTGAAAATGCAACGATGCTAAATACCTGCTTCTCAATGATTTTTCCAAGCAAAGCAAAATACACCGTGTCGCCCACCTTGCACGGCACGATTATTACGCAGCCATTCTTGTCGGCTTCGGCCAGCTCGCGGATGCGATTGAGCAATGCAAGCTGCTCTGTCAGCGTTTTCGATTCTTCCAGCGCGTAATCAAACAGGTTTCCCAACGCGGTCACTTCTTCCGGAGTCCGCCCCGTGTCCTCGTAATCGGCCAACCGTTCAACACATCTTTGTCTAAAAGCACTTTGCGCTATCCTGTCTGGGCCAGAATCATCACCAAAGTAACAACTTGCAGGGTAATTATAAGTAGGAGCCCCACTGGATAAACGCTTCGTCAGTCGTTCCATCACTCCACCTCCCTAAAACATGAAGCTCTCTCTGAGCTTCTTCCCGTTGATATCCGCCTCCGCCGTAAAGTAGCGGTGCGCCTCGTTGATGTAGACGACGCGCCCGTGCGCAGTCGTCTCTTTCGTGGTAACGCTCATAATGCCGGTACTGCCCTCAAAGGCGGCAGGCTTCCAGCTGAATGGTTCTCCAATGTACATGGTCATTCCTCCCCAAATCTCAATTTTGTTACGGCAATGGGGAACTCTTCAATCTCGCTTGCCCAGCGTGCCGTGCCCTTGCCGTTGTGCCGCTCAAATACCAGTGGGAACCCGCCGATGCCGTCGAACAGGCTCCCCATCGTAACAGGACGCAAATATTGCGCACTGATACGCTTTGCCAGGAAGTCCCAAAATGGCAAGGCGATGGAATTCCCCAGCGCCTTATAGCGCGGACTGTCGCTCGGCTTGCGCAGTTTGCCCTTACTGTCGCGCCACTCGCCGATGTCCGTCCAGTGGTCTGGGAATCCTTGCAGCCGCTCGCATTCCATCGGCGTGAGGCGGCGCACAATCATTCCGGTTCGGACGGTGTTTTGCAAATTCAGACTTTGCCCTCCGCTTTCTTTTGCTTGCAGCGTCCCGTTGATCTCGCCCCCCTCGGTGAAATTGCGGCAATCAACACTGCTGACCACTAAATCGGTGCTATCCTTGTAATCTCGCTGCTTGCAGTTGCTCGCAACGTCTCCCTCGCGGTAGTCCCCGAAGCCCTGCATTTGATAGCAAACCACCGGAACCTCGCCGAAGGTGTGCAGCGCAGAACACGGCTTGTCCGGTCCGACGGTGCTGCGGTTATTCGGCGATGTGATCTGCGCGCGATCAAATATCAAAACAGACGGACATTGATTCGTCCCGCTTGATACCGCGCCCAGCGTCGGCGCGCATTCCTCGGCGTAGCCGATGCCGTTCGCCTTTGCACCCTGCCCCGCCTTAAAGGCCGCGCAGATCATCGGCTGATTGTTCCCGCTCATGCCGGCCGCAGCGGTCAGCGTAGGTGCTCTGTCGTCGCTTCGCACCTCGGCCCCGCCTTGCTGTGTTCCCATGCAGAAAATCGCCGGGTTATTTACTCCGCCGCCAACGCCACCTTGTAGCGTCGGGGATGCTCCCTCTGTGCCAAAAATCCGTTTGCTTTGGCAGTCCCACTGCGTCAGACAGTTTTGGAAAATCGTCTGGTCGTTGCCGATGCCGAGCGTTCCGCTCTTGTCCTCCTGCACTAAAGAGCCTTTTCCTCCTCCGTCACAGCCCCCCCTAATTCGGACTGCATAAGAAGCACCGCTTTCAGCGTTTCCGGCAAGTCTTTCCCGCGCCGTTCCGCTCTCCGCAAAATGCCTTGACACGCTTTTGCGCTCAAAGAGTATTTCTCCTGCGGTGTCTCCTCCAAAATCTGCGACAACCGAGATACGACGGCGGCGTTGGGGGACTCCCCAGTGTTGCGCGTCATGCACTCGCCAAGCCACGCTCCATCGTCCTCCCACTTCATCGTGGTAGCCACCCCAGGTGTTCCAGCCTTTTTCAGGCACTTCAATATCGGGGGCTTCCGGCTCTGCGATGCGGATGATCTCTTCGAGGACTGCCGCGAAGTCTTGTCCTTTGTTGCTGCTGAATGCTCCGGGCACGTTTTCCCAGACCATAAACCGAGGTCGGACCATGTCACCTGTTCGTCCGTTCGCTTTGTCATGTGCTCTCATCTCCTTCACGATGCGGATCTGTTCCATGAACAATCCGCTTCTTGCGCCGGCTAACCCGGCGCGTTTTCCTGCAATGCTCAAATCCTGACACGGTGAGCCTCCCGTGATAACGTCCACGGTCTCGATCTCCGCGCCGTTGATTTTCGTAATATCGCCGAGGTGCTTCATCTTCTCCCCTCGCATTCCCCGAACATCTCCCGGAACGTCAGGCCCGTCAAGTCTTCCAGCGCCAGCAGCTTTTGGATGGTCGGCTCGATATCGCCCTTGACATATTGACTGATGACCGACGCGCTGATGCCCGTTGCGGCGGCGAGCGTCGTCTGGTTGTAATTCGTCGATTCCAAAAACGCTTTCAGCCCCGGATATGGGCAGCGCTCCCACGGCGTTTTGCTCATAACAAATCGGCTCATATCACTCGCCCCCTAACAGCGTTTCAATCGGGACGTTCAGTGCTTCGGCGATGTAAAGATACGTCGATACCGCGCCGTATCGTCCGTCTCGCTCAATGCAGGAGATCGTGCTGTCCGCTATTCCAGCCCTTTCTGCGAGGGCCTCCTGATTCAGCCCGCGCATCTGCCGCCACGCCTTGACGCGCTCGCCGATGCGCTGCTCGGTCGGGATAGGCCCCTTCGGCGCTTTATCCTCGCTCAGGAAGTCCGTCACACGGATGCCCACGGCCTCACAGATGCGCTCGCACAACGGGATGGTCGGCATAATGCGCCCATACTCATAATTCGCAAGCTGCCCCTGCACAAGGCCACACATGGCGGCAAACTGTGATTGGCTCATGCCCCTTGCTTTTCTAAGGTTGCGGATCCGCTCCGCAGTGTCTTTTGCATTCATCTTTTCGCTCCCTTTATTTTCTCAGCTTTTGGCCACGCCGCGTTTTGAACTGGCGCGCTCCCAAATAATCGTCTTTTGCCTGCGTCTGCCGCTTCTCTTCGGCCTTCGCCGCCCGGACCTTCGCAATATCCTCCGCATAATGCGGGCAATGGTCCTGGCAGCCGGGATAGCGCACGGGTGGCAGGCAGCTGTGGCAGTGCTCAAAGCTCATCTCACACCTCGCGGATCGTGATGCCGTACTTGTCCTGCATCAGTTTCTTTTTCAGCAGATAGTCTTTCGTTTTCACGCCCTTTGCGTCCTCGACCTCGCGCAGCCAATGCACCGTGCCGTTGCAGTCCGGCCCAGTTGCTCGCTCGTAAACAAAATCCGCGCGGTAGACCATCGGCTTGATTCTCTCGCCCTCGATGGTCGTGTATCCCTCAACGAGCGTAAAATTCGCTTGCAACCGTAAATCGCGAATCTTGCCCATCGCGCGCAGCACTTTCAGCTCGCCGAACCGCGCCGCCTCGCGCTCGGAATCAAACTTGATGCCGTCGCGCACAACCTTGCGGTTGCCGTACTTGCTTTTCTTCGACTTCTGTTCGCCCACCAGTTTGTCAAGCACCTGCTTCTGCGCCTGCGGCCCCAGCCTCGCGAGGTCAGCTGATGTCAGCGCCATCGTCGGCCTCCCTGATTCGCACTGGCAGGACCATTTTGACGTCCTCGTGGTTGGTCTTGATCGTAATGGGCCCAAGTGGCCCACGGAATTCCAGAATAGCAGGCTGCTTGAAGGCACCGCCGACGCTGGCCTTTGCCGCCTGCAACGTCGAGAGAAGATACTCGGCATTCACGCCGATACGGAATGTCGGTTCATTGGGCAGGACTTTTTCCCAATCCAGAAACGCTCCAACCGGCTGAACAAAACCGAAGATGCAGCCGAGACATTCGATCTCAACCACGCTTTCCGTCTTGTCCCGTTCTTTCAGCTCCAAGCGCATGGAGTTGCCGCGTGGCAGGCGGATACTCGGCTTGATGTAGCAATCGAAATCCTCTTCGACCTCGCAGCAGGTCGCGTGCTCCACGAAAAGCCGGACGCCGTCTGTGGCGATAGCCGTAACTGCCTTGTTCTTCTTGCGAAATTCCAGCCGGATATTCTTGTACATCGGCCTACTGATGCTCGCTGATACCGCGCCCTTTACGGCGGCGATAATCGTGTTGAACGCGTTGGTGTCCATGATAGCCAGTCTCATTCCTCTGCCTCCTTTGCGCCATTGTGATCGCACGGATCATCCCGCAGGCCGACCGCAATATGCATCACGTTCTTCTCATCGACGCGCTGGTGAATCTCGTATTGCCCAAGCAGCGGGTTCACCTTCGGCCTTTCGAGGTGGAGCGTCAGCGCCCGAGCGATCGGGCAGCGCCGCCATTCTTCGTTGGCGCAGTAGCGCCGCGTATATTCGTCCAGCTCTTCTTTTGGTAGCTTGACTTGTGCGCCCTCGCAGTTGAGATAGTCGCGGTAGTCCCGCGAGTAAAACGGGCACTTGAAAATGCCCGCGCGATACCCGCTCACGGCGCACCGCCTGCCAACACCGATTTGACGTGCCTCATGCGCTGATTTGCCTTGTCGCGTCTCATGCTATCGCCCTTGAATACCAGTGGCGTGCACATCTCGAGGATGCGGTCATAGATGCGCTGATAGGCCATGTCTTTCGGCCTGCACAGCTCGTCAAGCGTCAGGTTTGTGGTGACGATCAGCGGCTTCTTGGCCTTGTATCGCTCGTCAATGACCGTGTAAACCGTCTCCATTGCGTACTCACTGCTGCGCTCTGCGCCGAGATCATCGATCACCATCAGCGGGTAATAGTGCACCTGCTCGACGATTTCTTTCTTGTCGTATCCCGCGTTGAGGATTCGCGGGAAGCTCGTAATCATCGCCGGGATCCCGCGGTCAATCAGCTCGTTGGCGATACACGCCGCCGCGAAGGTCTTCCCGTTGCCGGTGTTGCCCCACAGCAGAAGCCCATTGTTCTCGCGCCGCATATCGTCCCATGCGTCGGCATAGCGTTTGCATTTGACGATCTCGTCACTCATCGTCGCCTTGTCGAACCGGCACGCCGTCAGGCTCTTGTCGCGGATTCCGTCAGCACGCAGCGTTTCGATGCGTAGTCGCTTCTCACGGTCAGCGCGAGCTTTTTTCTCGGCCTCGTACTCTCGCGCCGCGCAAGCACACTGGCACCCGACAAGGCGGACATTCCCGCCGATGGGGATGCGGCACTGCTTCGGCGTGTTGCAATGGCCGCAGTACAGCAGCCCGTCTTTCTCGTAATCGACCAGATCACGAACAGGCTCGGCCTTTTTCGCGATGCTGTCGATCAATGCGTCAACGTTCATAGGCTTCCCTCCGTGTTGCCGTAGTCGTAGTGATACCCTCTGCCGCTCTCGGGTAGCTCATCGTCCCACCGGCCTTGATTCAGCCATGTAGCGGGGTGTGGAATAAACTGCCCGTTGTTCTGCGTCCATTGGTCGCTGCACTTCTGCCGCTCCACTGCGGTCACAAGTGTTTCGAGTGGGACTTTGACCCGCTCGAAAGCTCTCTTAGCAGACTGTTTCCCGATTTTTCGCGGGTAAACTGACCAAAAACGCTCGAATGCGTCCCTCGTAGAGGGGGATTTAGAGGGTATATCGTTTTCTGTCTTATGTTCTTCGTCTTCTGTCTTATGTCTTATGTTATTAGTAGGCTTACATTTGCTTGCATTTGCTTGCGTTTGCTTACATTTGCTTGCATTTGCTTTTGGTGCTCTGCCGCCAGCCGCTCCATTCTGAGCCAGCGCATCAGATTTTTGAGCGTCACGGTCAACGACCGACTTAAATACCGGAAATAAAAGGGATTCTCTCCCGAGGTTGTCTGGAATTTCACCCGACCTGGCATATTCTAAAATCGCAACAAACAGACGGCCTTTTTCGTCATCTTCCAGTGCTGCTGTTTGCTCGATCCAGTCGTAATATGCCTTTACATAGCACCTTGTAGATGCAGCTCCCATACCGCCACCGCCTTAAAACGGCAGCTCGCCGTCGTCCTCGCTGACCTCTGCAAAGCCGCCTGCGGCGCTCTCTGCGGCGTATTGCGGCGCGGTGGTATCATTCCCCTCCGAGCGCCTGTTGTCTGCGAAATACACGCTGTCAGCCTGCACCTCGTAGCTCCTGCGCTTGTTGCCGTTCTTGTCCGTCCAGTCGCGCATCTGCAAGCGCCCTTCGACGCCGATCATGCGACCTTTATCAGCGTAGTTGCAGAGCACTTCTGCCGTGCCGCGCCATGCGACAATGTCGATCCAGTCTGTGCCGCCCTCCTTGCCGTTGCGGTCAACGGCAAGAGGGAACGACACAACGGATACGCCGCTGTTCGTCTTTTTCAGCTCCAAGTCACGCCCGATGCGTCCCATCAGGCACACGCGATTCATGCTCACTGTGCGTCACCGTCGCTTTCGATGACCTCGCCGGTCGTCTCATCCACGGTGTAGTTGGCGTCAATTGTTTCCTCTTCCTGCGCATCTGCGGCGATCACGTCGGCGAGTTGTTTTCCCGCGCCGCGCGTCTGGTAGTCGATGGACATAACACCCCATTTTCCAATCAAAACGCGGTAGACAGTCTTGCGCGCCATAGCGTCCCAATCATCGCGCCAGCCCTTGCCCTGATATTCACCTTTTCGGAATTTCTTTTCATGTGCGGTGATGGCCTTGACGCTCATGTAAACTGTCTTTTCGGCCCCATTGATAAGACGGTAATACCCGACGTATCCGATGACAGGAAGTGCCTCGCGCGCGTCCTCGTCCTCCACGAAATCAATGTCAACCTCTTCGGTCAGACGGTTGTAACTCTTCAATTCGCCCTCACGCACGTCCACGACGTTTATGGTCTTATATGCACCCGTGCGAAGTGCAAGCTGGTGCATACCTTTCCAGCCGAGAATGAATGTCGCTTCCATCTTTTTTGCGCCAATATCCTTCTTGTAGTTCTTGAATGGCGCAATGAAGGCATAGCCCAAACTCGGGTCGATGGGGAGATCAAACATCGCCGCTTTCAACGCGGACTGAATGACCGTCATCGGGGATTCATAAAAGGCTTGCTGCAAATTCTTGTCTGCATTGACCATCGAAACGATGGACGAAATAAACTGCGGCGCGCGCTTGCCAAGCAACTCGTCAAAGCGCTTGCGCATGCCGTCGCGGTCAAGCAGATCGTTCAACAACGCCATGACGGATACCTGCTTCTGCTGCGGTGCTTTTTGCATCGCCTGCGCGTTCTGAATCAATCCTTCCTTCATCTTTCTTTGTCCTCCTTCACCGCAAATTTGCGGAAATTTGTCGTTTTGTAGTAGCCGCTCAGATCCATTTCGGGGTGATCCTTTGCAAACGCCCTCGCGTCGAACGTCTGGCGGCTCTGCCCCTTCCAGTCGACCGTGAATCGCCCGCAGTAGCCGCGCTCGTTGTCTCCAAGGTCGTTCATGAGCTGCTGCTTGATGGCGTCCGCGCCCTTCTCGATGGCTTTCTTGCGGCTCATCAAGTACTGGTACTGCTCGACAAGCCTCTCGCGCCCGAACAGCTCAACTTCACCGCCGCCTCCCTCGTAGATGGTCTCAAGCGCCTCGGTCGTGCTCGCATCACCGTCCATCGGCGGCGGACTGTCAGCCTCCACGTAGTCGTGCCAAAAGCCCGCGGCGCAGCGTTTCAGCGCTGCAATCTCGTCGGGGCTGACATACACGCTGCTCTCGCACCATCCGGGAACATAGTCATCGGGGACGGTCGTGATCTGGTAGCAGTAAAAGCCCTTGCCCAGCACCAGCGCCGCCAAGAACCAGCGTTCCCAGCCCGTCACGGCGAGATATGTCACGCACTGCGCGTAATAGCTCTCTGGGAATTCGCCAACTGCATAGCGCTTCATGTTCAGCGCATTCGCGGTCTTGCATTCAAGGCCCGCGTGCCAACCAGCTGGTAACACCATACGGTCAATGTTCGCATGTAGGCACGGAGCCTCATCGTTACGCAGGATGTAGTTCACCTTGCGGACACGCAACCCTGTTTTTATCTCGAATCGAGTTGCGACGTAGCCCTCGAGGTCTCTCCCGATTCGCATCGCCTCGTTTTCAGGCTCTTCGCCGATCCTGCCGGTCTTCTCCGCCCATACCGTGTAGGGCGACCGGTATTTATTCAGACCCAGCACCGCGCCCATGTCGCTGCCGCCGAGGCTCTTCTTGCGCTCTTTAAGCCACTCCTCGCGGCTCATCCCGAGCGTCGATATCTTCTGCATCTTCATCTTTCGTTACCTCGATGTCTTCCGCCCCGCAGAAGGGGCAGCATAGTATCGTTTGCGTCTCCACGCCGCGCTCACTGTCAAGGTTCTCGCGCCTGCGCAAGACGTCGGGCTCGTCAAAGGTCAGCCCGCACCATTCGCAGCAGTACATCACATCATCGCCGAGACCGCGATGAGCACCGCCGCCAGCAGCAGGCAGATACCGGTAAAAAGCATCGCCTCATCCGCCTTCCGCTGCTCTCTCGTGCGCTTGTCGTGCCGCCTCACCCCCTGCACCCCCTGTCGATGTAGGGCAGCAGCTCATACAGCACCTTGCCGACCGCGCACGCGCCGATAATGGCAAGGCCCGTCGTGAAGTCGCAGCCGTTAAGCGCGATCACCGCAGCGGCGATGCTGCCGAAAAACAACGTATCGATCATGCCTCCACCTCGCGTTCCGCGATCCACTCGTCCACGAGGCGAGTATAGATTTGGAAGATTCTGCGCTTGCCGCCGCAGATGCACACGCCGAAGGGGTAAACCCGCTGCTCAAGGCCATCTGCCAGCGATTCGTTTGAAATGCTCAGCCCATGCGCGCGTAAGTATGCCGCGCACTCGTTCAGGTCCATTGTTTTGATCATTGATTTTTCCTTTCCTCCGTGCTACAATAAGCACGGACACAATATCTTGTGGTGAGATTTGTCCGGTTGCCCTGTTCGGCCTGCTACGCTGAACAGGGCTTTTCCTTACCCTTTCATTCAATCGGCTCCAAGTCAAAAATGCTGTCGGGGTAAAAGCTCCAACTCCCAAATCGGGATTTGCTGCACTGTGCGTCATAAAGCCACTCATTCAGCTCGATTTTCTTGGAAGTCAGCGCCGCATCTTCCACGGCGTTTTTCGCTTCGTGCATTTCGATGTAGGCCTTCTGGCGGTTAAAGTTATTGATGGATTGTGGCGTTTCGAGCACGCCCACAAGGATAACCACTACCGCCGTGACTATGGCAATGATAGAGATTACTTCTACTGCCAACAGGCACAAAGAGAAATCTATCTTTTCCTCAAGCCAATGTGAAACGCAGATGCCGATGATGCCGGCAACGATTACGATAACCCAGTTCATGCGCCCTCCTTATCCGCTCTTGCAGTCTGCGCAGCTTCCGATGCCGCTCTGATCTCCGTTTCAGTCACGCCGTACAATCTGGTCAACGGTCTAATGTACTTGCTTGCGATGCCATTCACACCGCGTTCCCAGTTCGACACCGCAGAAACTCTTACACGGAGTTTCTTTGCTACGTCTTCCTGACGCAAACCGGCGTTCTCTCGGATTGCCTTTAATTCCAAGCGTTCTCCCCTCCTTATAAAGTTCAGAACTTTATATTGACAAACGCAACCAACACCGCTATTATGTAAGTGTCAGCCAACAAAATATCGGTTATAAGTCCGCAAAAACGGGAAATCCGTTGGGGGCTTGGTTTTTTTGTTGCCTTAATTAAGTTCTGTAAGGCTATTATAGCCGATGTTTTATCGGCTGTCAATCGGTTATCCGGTGAAACATCGGATTTTACGCTTTGCACAATTTTTTCTTTCTCCTTTGTGAGGGTTTGTCAATGGCGCTATTTGATAAGCAAATAAAAAAATACGTCGAAGAAAACTTTTCTGAAAAAGAAAAAGCACTCGCAGAAACCGAGCGCTCTGTCCAGCGGCATTTTGCTAAAAGCCGCGAATATAGAATTATGCTGCAAGATTATCAGAAGGAATTGCGTGAGCGTGATAGAGCCCTTTCTGAAAAAGAAGCCAAACTATCTAAACGCAAAGAGGATTTGGACGAATTCGAATCCACATTAAAGGCGCGAGTAAAAGAAGATGTTGTGCGAGAGGCCAAAGAAGAAAAAGCTACGTTAAAAGCGGATTCTATAAAGCTGCAAGAGGAAATAAAATCCTTATCGGCGAAAAAAGCCGGCCTTATGGCTGCGGAATACAAAATTATAGACTGGGTCTCTCGGATGGAGAAAAAAGAAAGCGAAGTATTCGACGAAATACTTGCCGACGCAAACAAATTCCAAAAGTTCAAACTGTCTATTGATGGGTATGAGTTTGAAAGCTACGTTGCCGATCTGCTTATAAAAAACGGCTATGAGAAGGTCGAGGTAACAAAAAAGTCGCAGGATTTCGGAGCAGATATTCTTGCCGAGAAAACAGATGTGCGATATGCGTTTCAATGCAAATACTACTCAGGACAAGTTGGAATTGAAGCGGTGCAGCAAATTTACGCAGCAAAAGAGCATTACGATTCTCATGTTGCAGTTGTCGTTACAAACAGCGTGTATACAAAAGCCGCTAAGATTTTGGCAGAAGAATTAAACGTAGTCCTGTGGGACTGCAAAGACCTCACGGTTTTGTCACAAAACAAGGATATGTAATTATGCCTAAGAAATTAGATAGTGTAAGCCTTAACACAAGCTGCGTAAATTTAATTGTAAATTACTGTGAAAAAGCAGATATAAGCGAAGCGGCGTTTTCGAGAAAATTCAAGAAAAATAACGGTTGGGTAACTGACTTACGCAGAAGCAAAAATTTGAATTTGCCGTCAAAAGAACTTGCTGTGCAAATGTGCTTGACGCTCAACGTCTCCCCAGATGACATACTCTTGCACGAGGGAAAGACCCCGGAAGAAACCGCCAAGTGCTTAGAGGATATCGAGACGGTGCGGAAACTGGTCGAGGCCGAGCGGATAAAAGAAAGCACACCCGATTCGAAGACCGATGGTGAGGATGCGCAGCTTGCGCAACTTATTGCCAAGTTTAGCCGGTTGTCTCCGCAGCAGAAGAGCGCGGTGCTTGCTGTGATAGAAGGTTATCAACCATCGCAAGAATAGCATTTTTTTGCTCTGGCGTCAGGTTGACAAAAAGTTCTGCCGCTTTTCTCGTTTGTTCGTCCATAATTATGTCCCTCCAAGTATTTTTGCAACGGGGCTGTATGTCGATTGTCGCACAAGACGGTGTAAGCATCAAGATCTCCAACTAAAGGCCCCGCCGCCCTCTGCAACAAACGGCGGGGCCTTTTTGCAGCCAGCGGGGAGCGGTCGCCGCTGCTTGTTTTTGACCATATCGCGCTTTACCTTACCACTTCAATACCAAGACCTTGCAATACGACGGCATTCGACCGCGTTCGACAGACCCACTTTTGGCACCCCAAACGGGCAGAAACCGGAAAAGTTAAGGTGATGTAAATGAACATTCAAGAGCTGTGTAGAATCCGTAAAGAAGAACTGAAACTGACTTACCAGGACATTTCCGACGCTTCCGGCGTGCCGCTGTCCACCGTCCAGAACTTTTTCTCAAAGCTGTCGAAAGCCCCGTCCATTTACACCGTCGCGCCCATCTGCAAGGTGCTGGGAATATCGCTTGATGAAATATTCGGAATTTCCGAACACTTGACGCCGACCGAGGAAACCTTGCAGGCGCGAAACGATGAGCTGGAACGCCACGTTGACGCAAAAGCAGACACGATCGAGATCATGCGGCGCGGTGTCCGTATCCGCAACGGCGTAATCTTAATTCTGTTTATTATGGTGGTGTTGCTGGCTGTATGGTGCTTGTATATCGATCTGCATTGCGCCGATTACGGATTTTGGAGGGGCTGACATGGCGAATTGCATCAAATGCAAAGCAGCGTTGCCGGATGGCGCGCTGTTTTGTCCTATGTGCGGCAAAAAGCAGGTCGCCGAAAAGCGCAAGGCGCTCAAGCGCGCCAACGGAACCGGCACGGTATATAAGCTCTCAGGCCGCCGTGCGCGCCCGTGGGTCGCCGCGAAAAACAGGGTGGTCATTGGATACTACGCGCGCAAAACGGACGCGCTGGACGCGCTGGAACGGCTGAACGGCAAGCCCCTGACGGAGCGATACAACATGACCTTTGCCGAGGTGTTTGAGGCGTGGAAAGCCGAGCATTACAAAGAGATCGGAAAGCAGGGCATCCAATCGTATGACGGCGCGTACAAGGTATTCGCGCCCCTGCACGACCGTAAATTCCGTGATCTGCGTGCTGCCGACTTTCAATCTGCGATTGACCCGTACATGGACAAGAGCCATTCCACCGTCAGCAAATACAAGCAGCTTATTACCCAAATGTCGAACTGGGCCGTGCGCGAGGAAATCTGTACGACCAACTTTGCGCGATTTGTCCGCCTGCCGGAAAATATAAAAAAAGAAAAGGATATCTTCACGGAAGAAGATATCCAAAAGTTAGAGGCCGATGGCAGCGACGCGGCGAAGATCGTCTTGATGTTGCTTTCAACCGGTATGCGAATTGGCGAGCTGTTTTCCCTGCCGGTCGCGGATTATCACGGAACTTATGTAGTAGGCGGTGAAAAGACAGAAGCGGGCCGCAACCGCATCATTCCTATCCGTCCGGAAGGTCGGCAATATTTTGAGTATTTCGCCGCGCGCGCAACCGGCGAGCTGCTGATCTCAGGGTACAGCGGTCAAAAGGTCGTTGAGAATTTCCGCAAGCGCGATTTTTACCCGCTGCTCGACCGTCTCGGCATCGCCAGAAAGACGCCGCACGCCACGCGCCACACCTACACGTCCCGCGCCGTCAAAGAAGGGCTGCCACCCGAGATGCTGCAAAAGATTCTTGGCCACGCCGATTATTCCACCACGGCGAACATCTATACCCATATCGACGCCGAAACGCTGGTGTCTACTGTTACTAACTCGTTACTAGCAAGCCAAGAAAAGAGCAAAAAGAAAAAGCCCTGAAACCGTTGAGTTTCAAGGCTTTTTATGGTGCGCGGTACAGGACTCGAACCTGTGACCCCATGCACGTCAATTAAGCGCAAAAGCTGAATGTGTGGCATATTATAGCAATAGCATGGAATATCATGGCATAATTGCAATATATATGAATTAAATATGCCGTCATTCCGCGTCATTCTGTCGCGGTTACTAACAAATTGCTATCACTTTTCCAGTTTCCGCATGACGCTGTTGTACACGCGCTCATTGACGATCTTGAGGTCGTCCATCAGCTCGTCCATGATTTCCCACGCCTTGTCCGGTGGAACATCAGCCACCGCGCGTAGAAAATCGCTGTCGCCGTATGTTTCGACGCTAACCGGCGCGGGCGCTGCAGAGTATGCCGTTGGCAAAGCACTCTCTCTGCTGCCGCTTTGCTGGTCACGGATGGCATACAGCACGGCAAGGCGCTCATAGTTTGTCCAGCTTGATTCTTCCGTTTCAAGGCGAGCTATCCAGCGCTTGACCTCATTCTCGTCGACCATAGGGGCGCACCCCCTTTAGCCCTCAATCGTGTCCATGCAACGCTGGATGGCTCTGCGGATGCTTTCATCGTCGGCGTTGTCCAACATTTCCTGCAACTGGCGTTTCATGTTGTCGATGCCCCCGTCACGGGAATAGTGGCCGCGCACATAATGCGTGCCGCGTCTTGCATTGGACATATCACGGTCATAAGCGCCGCGCATACCAGACTGCCAGTCTCCGCCGCGGGAATAGCGGCGAGAATAGTCTTCATCGCGGGAATAGCCGTCGTCCTCCAACATCTCAATCTTATCGATGTTTTTGATGGTGTCCGTCAGTTTGTGCGCAATTTCGAGATCGCCCGCGCCAAGCTCGCCCTTACGCGCCAGCTCGTCGAGTTCGTCGCACAGCATATTGCGCAGATCATACATTGCTTTCTTGCTCATGTCCATGCTCCTTTCATGCGATTCTCTCAACCGTGAGATTGCTGTTAGCAAAATTCACGGCCTGAGCGCTTGTGTTTTTCATCGCGACAGTTACGCAGCAGCCCTTCGGGACGCTCACTTGCGCGCTGACATACACGTTGAAATAGTTCTCCACCGCAGCAGGGGTAACGGTCGCCGTAGCGCTGTTGAGTGCCTCGCCGTTGACGGCAAGCGCCGCCGTGATGGCCTCGACCGTGCCCCCGGTAGGGATGGCGATGTTCCCACCATAAGAAATTTTGTAGAGAGCGCGGCACTGGTTAGTCAGCCCGCGCAAAGTTACCAAACCGGCACCGGCACGGTGAACGATACACGGCTTGCTATTGACCGCCGTTTCGGTCAGTGGGACGTTCTGTCCGGCAGAGACCAAAGCAATGATAGGATTACTAAACTCAGCCATACTGGTATCACTCCTTCCTCTGATTTGCCCCAAAAGGGGCAAACGCACCATTTGCAATCATTTCCGCGTAGCTGGGCGCGAATAATTCGTCCGCTTTACGCAAAAGATCGGCATAATTGCTAAGCTCGTACATGCTCATTTTACTCTTGTCCAGAGTTGCAATGTGATCGACAAATTCCTGCTTGAGTTCGTCAACCGTTTTCACAAAATCATTCCTCCCTAAAGGGGTCGAAATTGACCCGTTTAAAATACAGCGGCGGAGCGATTGCCCCGCCGCGTTGTTGTAAGTATCGGCACGGGGCCGACCATTTTGTTGACGTCAACAAAATCGCCAACAAAAAGCTATGCTATGCAGTTGTCAGCAGTTGCAGCCGGAACCGCAGCCACCATAGCCGCTACCCGCCCACGGGTTACAGGTAATGTAGGCGGGGGCAGGACACGGACGCAGCTGAGAGATCAGATAGTTGTTCTGCGCGGCCTGAGATGCCGCCAGTTTCAGATTCTGATTCTCGGTCTGGAGGTCGGACAGCTTGCTCTGCGTCAGGAAGTCGAGGATGGCGCGGCTGTTCTGGTTGTTCGCGTCAATGATGTCGCGCGTGGCGTTCTGCACGGTGTTGCGCGTGTCACACGCCTGCGCCGCCATGTCATAGCGCACCTGCGCGATAGCCGCGCGATTCTCGCAGCAGCAATTTGCGGCCTGCATCTGCATGGCGTTGAGTTGCTGCATAAGCGCCGCCTGCTGGTTGCTGCGGGAAAGCTCGGCCTGTGCAAAGCCGTTTGCCATCGCCATGTTGGTGCCGTTGACAAGCTGCGCCTGCTGGTAAAATCCGTCGCAAAGGCCCTGATTTACGCTGTCGATCTTGCGCTCGACATTGGCAAAATCAGAGGTCAGCACATAGCCGTCAACCACGCCGCCGGAATTGCCGTTGTTCCCCCATCCGTTGTTTCCCCAGCCGCAGAAAACAAACAAGAAAAGAATGATGATCCACCACGCGCCATCGCCGCCGAAGCCGCCAAAGCCGCTGTTCATCATGCCGGTTGGCGCAACAGGCATAGTGGCCTGAACGCCGCCGTCAGAAAGAGACATAGTATCACTCCTTTGGAAAATTTTTATTCATCAAATCGTGGCCACGATGTTGATTTGTGTTGATAATTACTGCATCAGGCTTTGAAACTGCTTCGCCATCTGCTGTAGCTGGTTGAGCTGCGCCTGCGAGAGTTTGCCGCTTTGCAAGAGCTTTTCGACCTCCGCTTTAGGGTCACCATGAAAATTTGCCTTGAACTGCTGGAACTGCTGCATCATTTGCATAAAGCCGTTCCCACCGCCGAGCGCACCGAAAAAAGGATTATTCATCGTCATCGTCCTCCTTGCGCTTCTTCTTGCCTTTCAATTCACCCACAAGCGCCGCCAGCGCGTCAAACTCTTTACGGGTGACAAATTCCACGCCCTTTTCCTGTGGCGCTGTACGGGGCGTTTCTGCGCGCTCCACAAGGTCATAAATTTTAAGCGTCGGCTTCCCACTTGCATCCGCCTGCTTGAGATACACGGTCGGCGCGGTAGAATCCCACAGCGCCACAGCGGAGTTGGGCGCGATAAGATACCCCCTCGCCTCCTGCTCGCCGCTTACCCACTGCACGCCGCCCTGCGCGATGGGGTTCTGTTGCACTGGCTGCGACATAGGCTGCTGCATGGGCTGCATCTGTGGTTGCTGCATGGGCTGCATCTGCTGCATCTGCCGCATCTGCATGAGGTTGTCCGGCATTGGCTGCGGATAATAGGGATTGAAATAGGGATATGCCATGTTCATTCCTCCGTTTCTTTTACCCAGTAATAAAGCGGGATTTCATTCTCGCTGTTCCAACTGTCATAGATTGTCCCGTCCTGAACGCACACCACATGCCCAGAGAGGGCGAGAATATACGTCCCACGCGGGTGCTCGTCGGCAAACCTACCGACCGTGTAGCAGTCCGGGCAAGTGTCCGGTATGATATATCTCCGGTAGCCTAAAGACCGCAGATACGCGCCCCAACAGGCGTTTGCATTGGGTAAGTCGCCGTCAAGGTAGCCCTGTATGCAGAGGGACAAGTACACCTCGCCCCAGTCCTTCCCCGTCGCCTTGCAGATCGCACGCACGGTGCAATCGGACACATTACGCCCAGTGGGATTTGGATTGAAATAGCTATACATGGAAAAGCTCCGCGAAATAGACATAAGTGCGCAGCTCGTCAGGATCGGGGAACAGCGTCAAAATGTCCATTGCCATCTGCTCGGTAAATCCCAAAGCTAAAAGTCGGTCGTACATCGCCGCACCTCCTTTGTTGTTTATATGGTACAAAAAAACGGACACTCAAAAGCGTCCGTAAAGTGTATGAAAAGTGCGTCAAAAACCGTCGAACGATTCTGCTTGCCTTTCCACATGAAACATGATATTTTAATTTTGCAGGGTCTTTCCGGCCCGCTTTTTACACAAAAGAAATTGCCTCACCATTTGGTGGGGCAATTTCTTTTTTCGTGTTGGTCTGATGAAATTTTGTGGTACGCCCGCTGCCGGTATTTTTTCACCGCGTCAACAGACAGGTTGTGCTCCATTGCGACCTGTACGCAGCTTTTCCGCCGCACGTCGCACTCAATGATGCACGCCGCCTCGTCCTCAGGCAGCTCAAAAGATAAAATATATGCAATGGCTCTTTTGGGAGCCATCGATGATAGCTGTGCTCGCATCGCTTTGTGCTGACTGTCCATGCCCGTGTAGGGCTTGCAGAGGCGCTTGCGCGTGGGCTTTCGCCGCCCGCTCCTTCCTGTGCCCGATTAGGACACGTTATTTTGTCGCTCTCTGGATCATCGTCACGACTTCCTGCCGCGTGATAAGTCGCTGCGGAGCGCTGCCGTCCGTGATACCCGCAGCCTTTGCCGCCGCCCAGTCTTTCGCCGCCCACGAAGAGACGGGCTTGGTGCCGAGCTGCGCAAGGTAAGCGTCCATCATCTTGTTAAACGTTGCCTGATCCATGTACTCCTCCATTTCCGGCGGATACTTGCCCGCCAAAATCATGCTCCCTGTGTGTTTGAGGTGGTTGTCCCACTGGAAATGCGGCTTGTCGGGGAATTTTTTCCAGTCGCCGCCCCACGAAAAGCCGACCTGCTTGCCAATCTGCCCGCAGCGGGCAAAGAACGACGCATCGTCGTACTCATGCCCCTTGACGTTTTTGCAGATGTCGAACGCCAGTCCCGCCTTGACGCTGTGGAACGTCGGGCGCGTCGCGGTCTTTGCCGCGTAGCCGTTCGCGGCAAGATAGCGCTGGTACTCGTCATCCCTGACTGTCTCCGTCACGAGCACCGGAAGCCCCGCCTCCTTGCAGAGATCGAGGAAGATGACGCAGTTTGCCCGCACGTCCGCCCGCAGGTCGGCAATGTCACGGCTGTGATACATTGTCGTCACCCTTGCTGTCGATCACGTCCTGCGTCTTTTGGCTCTGCGTGCCGAAATAGAACGCGATGATGACCGCGTAAATGGTCATAAAGTCCTGCGAGATGTTGCCCGTGACGGCCATGTATGCAAATACTCCCGTCAGCACCAGCGTCACGATGCTCTTGACGCTCATCAGGTTCGCCAGTCTCTTGTGAATCAGTTCCATATTATTCGTCCTTTCCCTTAATTTTAATTCCTGCCAGCATGCCGAGTTCCGCCGTCCACGCGGCGAACCACGCGACGGTCAGGCTGTCCGGCACTACCTTGTCATGCGCAGTCAATACGAGCACCGCAACGCAGTACCAGAAGAGGTTGAGCACTGCCGCGATGACGTACTTATCCCGCTTTCTCAGCTTCTTCATAAGGCTACCCCCGACAGCAGCCACGCGATAAACGCGCCTGCCAGTGCCGCGAGAGCCTTGTCGACCAGCCCGTCCCAGCGCTTCCCCGCCTTGCCCGTGATGGTCTTCACGTCCTCCTTGATTTCCTTGACGTCGCCCTCCACGGTCTCTTGTTTTGTGGCCAGCACCTCGACCGAGGTCACAAGCCGGTCAAGCGCCACCTGATGTTCTGTAAGCTCGTTGATGCGGTGCGTGTTGCTCTTGCACCTTGATTCAATCAGCGCGATTGCCGCGTCATCGTAGTGTTTTGCGTTATCCATATCCCGCTCCCTTTCTGCGGCGTATTACACCGCCTTGAAATAGTTGCCGACAAGCTCGTGCGGCAGGTATTGCAGCGTGATCTTGCCGCCTGCCTGCTCGCCCGTGCGCTCGCAGAGGTACACCTTGCTGTCCTCGCCGTCGAGGTAGTACTTGCCGTACTCGTATTCCATACCGCGCGCGGCCGGGATGGGGTCGTCCTGCGTGCCCGCGTGCTCGGCGTCGATGACCGCCCACAGCGCGGGTGTCTTGTCCGGCGTCCAGTCGGCCTGCGAGGTATGCGCCTGACGGCACTTGCACACCTTGCCGCCGTAGCTTCTGCGGTCGCCCTCGGCGTAATCCACGGGGTACGCCCATGCCGTGATGAGTTCCGGCACGCTTGCCGCCTCGCCGTCGCTCAGGCTGACCGCTGCCTGCTCGATAATGGGGCGCAGCTTCACCGCGCGGGCATACGTGACCGGCGCACCCGCAAGAGCGGTAACGGTCGCTTTGGCGCTCTCCTCTTCTGTGGGCTTGCCCATCTTGACCGTGACCGTGCTGTCGCGGTGGTCGGTGATGGCCCCGCTCAGACTGTACGCGCTGTTGTCCCATTCGTTGACGACCTCCTCGGTCTCGCCCGTGGGCTTGCCGTCCTCATCGTACTTAGGTACGGTGTCGCGCTGTACGATGCTCCACGGCGTGTTGTCGGGTAGCAGCGCCGCCGCCTCGGTGGCGGTCATCGTCAGGCGGATGTTCTTGACCTCGCGCTCACCCCACGTGCGGTCTTTGTGCTCGCCCGTGATGATCGCGGGGTACTCGGTGTTGTTGACTTTGATGTATGTTACCATAGTTTCACTCCTTTAAGCGATAAGTTCGAATTCTTCGTTCACGAGGGCGTCGGACGGGAGGATGATGCAGGGGCGGATGCCGTAGCTCTCTGTTACGGATGCACTATCGTAGGTATACCCTCTTACTAATCCTGCATAATTAATGTCCAAAGTGGTTATGGATCGGAGCCACCACTTGGTGAGGGTTCCGTTATAAGTGGCAAGGTAGGCAGGGTTATTGATGATGCTCTCTGCGAATCCGTCTAAACCCGCGCCATCCGCCGGAAATATATTTCTAAAGTTGAGTTCATAACCTCCAAGAAGAAACACCTTGCAGGACAGTCCATTTGCGCCGCTCTGCACACTTCCGCCTTTTCCGCCTTTGAGATACGGAATCTTCGCCTGTTTAATTGCGCTCTGAATGTTGGCATCAAACAGGCTCAGGAACGTGCTGTTTAGATAGGAGTGGATAGAGCTATTTTCGTACAATAATTCAGAATTACTGTTCCACTGTCGCATCTCGTAGATGTCCTTCATTAACAGCCATGTTCCGTCGCAGCTGCTGTCATACAAGCTGCTCGGCAAGCCCTGATGGACGACCAAGAATTCCTTCTTCACACCGCTGACGTTCGTGAACACCGATTGCCCGACGCCCAGCGCCGACAGCTTCGTCCCCGCGCTCGGGAACGTGATGTCATACCCCGTCCCGCCGATAAGCGTCCGGCCCTTGAGGATGTTGTACACTGTGCCGTTGACGAGACATTTCCCGCCCATAACTTCGTAGGCCGTGCCGTTGACGAGGGTCTTGTGTTTTGTGTATCCACTTGGTAATGCAGGGGTTCCACTTTTCGTCGTAAAGCTTCCGGATTTATCGAACTGCGATCCTGCTGTCACCCAACTCCCGGACGTTTTTTGGTAGTAGAGTGACGCGCTCCAGTTGTACGTTGTCCCAGGCGTCAGCCCCGTGATGTCGAGAGAAAAAGTGTTTTCGCCGCCGCTTGTCTCCGGCGATAACGCAGAAAATGTCCCGACGCCGCTGACGGCAACGTCCATGCGCCGCTGACCTTTATAGCTGCTTGACCCTCCGGAAAACTTTCCGACTGCGTGGGCGATAGTCCCGTTGCTAGAATCCGGCGTTATCTCTACAGTAAATGTAGCCATTTCCGCCTCCTTAGCCGTACACCCAGTTGATCGCGTAGTCCTCGGTGGGCGTGGTCTCCGTGCTCACGAGTGTCTGCTTGACAATGTTGCCGGATGCGATATAGTCGCTGCCGCGCGTCGCCGCCACCAGCCCGCCTGAGCCGTTGCCCTTGAGAATGTTGGTCGTGGATGGAACTGTTGGAACACTGACCGTGACCGCGCCCGTCTTACCATTGACCGACGTGACAGGATACGGTGGCGGATTGTTCTTACTGTACTGCTTGACGTTGTCCACATTGCCGAGGCCTACATCTCCCTTTGCAAGGCTCACCGCGCCTGTCTTACTGTTGACGCTTGTAACCGGCGCACTCTGCAAGGCACTGTCAGCCTTGCCCAAACTCGCCTGCACGTCGCTTGCAAGGTCGGATTTTGCCACCGTGGACTTAAAAGCCAGAGTGCCGAGGTCGGCGAACCACTTCGCGATTTTGCCGAACAGCACGGAGAGCTTTTCACCCGTCGCAATATTTGCGCGGGTTCTCGCTGCCGTGAAAGCCGCCGTGACATTACTGCCGTCGCCGGTCTTGTCCAGCTTATTGACGAGCGCCGAGTACACGCCGCCGGACTGTACGGGGTTCGCGCTGCCCTGCGTAGGCGTTGCGTCGGTAGTTACCTTGACGTCCTTGATAGCGTTGTCAATGTATGAAAAGATGTCCTGGTGCTTGTTTTGAGGGTCATACACTGAGGCCAGCATGTCACCCGTACCAGCACCAGAAGCGCCACGGCAATAGCCTGCGTCATAGCTCGTGCCGTTCGACAGCGTCACGATAAGGTGATAGTCGCTCTGCCGGATGGTAATACCGGTAATTGTGGGAGCATCCGTGCCGGGGCTGCCCTGCGGACCTTGGATGCCCTGTTCACCCTGTGGGCCGGTGTCGCCTGTTGCACCTTTTTCGCCGGTTTCACCCTTGTCACCCTTTTCGAGCACAAGGTTGAGCACCTGATTTGGGGCTTCTCCGGTAATGGTCGCGCTCGCCACCTTGCCGGACGTGACCGAGCCGATGGTCAGCACGTTTGCGGGGCCTGCGGGGCCTTGGGGGCCGGTCGCGCCTGTTGCACCGGTCTCACCTTGTATGCCTTGTTTACCCTGCGGACCGGTCGCACCCGTCGCACCTGTCGCACCGGTGTCGCCCTTGCTGCCCTGCGGGATGCCAAGCGCCAGCGTACCAGTCGACTTATCGTAGGTCGCCGTTGCCAAACTTCCTGCGGGCAGTGTTGTCACCGTGACCGATACAACGCTCAGCGTGACGAAGTCCAGCAGCGTTGCGCCTTTGAGCTTTTTCGCTGTGCCGCCCTGCTGCAAAACAAAAAGATCTTCGTTGGTGATTTGTGTTGCTTGAGTGAGGTCGGAAATTGCTTTATCAGCCATCTGTTACCTCGCTTTCCGTCTCGGCAGCTTTCGCGGGCGGCTCTGCGGGTACGTGCGCCGCCTGCTGGTCGAGCCGCTCGAGGATCGCATATGCCTGCCGCAGCTCTCCCTTGACCTTTGCCATCTTCTCCGCGTCGTTCGCGGAGATCATCACCAAAGACAGCGTATTAAATGCGCTGTCAAGGATCTGCATTGCCTGCTTTTTCATAGTTCCTCCTTATCCCGACTCCCACCAAGAGTCGGTGTAGATTTCTGCGTTGTAGGGTCTCCACATGTCCGTGTAGATGTACGGCGTATACGCTCGCCACATATCCGTGTAGATGTACACCGCGCCGCCCGTAGTGCCGCCCTCTGTGGTAAACGATCCGCTGTCGGAATAGCTGGTCTCCACCCATTGATTGAGGTTGGTGTCCCAATAGCAGAGCACTGCCTCCCAATCGTAGGTTTTGCCGGGGGTAAGTCCGTCGAACGAATCCGTAAACGTGTTGTTCGCGCCGGAATCCTCGTTCGAGGTCAAGTAATACCCGTAGCCCAGAATGCCGGTCACGTAGATCGCACGCGCTCGATTATGGTAGCTGTCTCCGTAAAACGTGCCGTTGAGGACAGCTGTCGTTGACCCCGTCGCCGTAACGCTAACACTAAAACTTGCCATGCGTCACCTCACTGACGAAGGAAAAACAGTTTCCCCCAGTTACCGGCCGGTAAGATATTTCCGTACATCTGGCTACCGATATACAGCTCGCCGCCGCCGAGCGACACAATGTTGTTGGACAGCGTGATAAATCCACCGTAGGCGCCGCTGGCTTTTAGGTATACATTGGTCGCCGATTCCAGCTTGATACCGCCATAGAGGGTTTTGATGCCGACACCGTAGTCAACGTTCGTCTCCACAAGCGAAATTTCGCCCACTTTGGTATTGCTGTTTGCCAGGAGTTCCACCGTCTGGCCTCGTAACTTTTGCGCTGTGATAGAGGTCCCGTCGATGTACGTTGCGATCGCACTATTGACCTCGTTTGCGTTCAGGCCCGCGTTGTTGTCGACGTAGGTCTTCGTAGCATAATTCGAGCCGTCCTTGAGATCGCCGACGCGGATGCTGCCGGTCTGGATTTGGTCGGCTGTCAGCGTACCCTTGATATTCGCCGCATCGACGTACAGATTATCCGTCTTGATGCTGCTGCCGTTGATCTTGGTCGTGCCGCTCGCGTCCGTCACCGTCAGGCCGTCCAGCGTGGTTTTGACCTCAGTGTACTTGCCGTCGATGCCCTCGACCTTGAGCATGATCTCCTCGCTGGTCTTGGTGATCGTTGTTCGTGTCTCGGCAATCTTACGGTTGAATTCCTGTGTGATGTACCCCTCAGCCGGATATTCGTCTTCCATCTCCGCTTCTCCGGGGGAAGAAATGCCCGCATATCCGCGGCCATCATCAGAGAGTTTAGACAGCGGCGAATAAATGCCACCAACCGTCACGCCGTCGCCCAGCTCTGCCGCTGGATCGATGTTTGCTGCGCCTGCTTCGTACGCCTGATACTGGTAGCCTTTCATGGTTTGCAGTAAAGCATTTACCATTGGCTGCGTGGCGTGAGGGCAACTTGCAATGACCTCCATTCCGGTATCGTCGCCCGCCGTCAGGCTATTTTCGTCGTCCACAAGCAACGTCACACGGGAAATAGGCTTATACTTGCCATTGTCGGAAAAGCTTGTAATGTCGCCGCCGACGTAATATTTATCAGACAAGAATCCTCACCCCTCCAAACGTAATAGCGCTGCCCGCTTCTGTAATGAGATAGTTTGTCTCGGTAGGCATAGACAACAACGGAATAAGCAATAGTTTCCCTGCATCGGTAATAATCCAGTTCCCACCGTGCGCCGCAGCGATAAAGCATAGCTCGTTGCGGATGGTGTAATCATTTGCGGGATAGTCGATGGTATACGAGCTGTTGAGCACTGTGCGGCTGTCCAGTTCCACGCCCATCAACTGGCAAAAGATGTTTACAGCGTCAGGCATAGTCATCGGAAAGTTAAGCGACTGGTCTGGCTCCCACACAACGTCAGCCTTTCTCATAGCGTCGTATGCTTCAAGTTCCCAATAATCCCCATCGCAGGACCGGTGGTTGGTAAAAAACACGCCTTTGGGGATCCAGTCTGTCGCCTGACTTCCATTAACAAGCCTGAGATAACGCTTGATCGTCGCGGCTCGCGGTATGTTGTCCGCATACAGTGCCAGTTTTAATGTTGCGCAGCAGGCGTTTCCGATGCCGAATTCTTCAAACAACTGAGATTCGGCAGAGTGCGACACTTCCGCATCTTTGCCGTATTCCGTGCCCGCAACGTCGAATTTGTACTCTCGTTCTGTGCCGGGCTTGTGGAGCAGCTCGCGCCACAGCGCACTTGTTGTCTGCCCCATATCACACCTCGATCAAATTAAACGTCGCGCCGCCCCACACCTCATTGTCATCCGCCGCTTCCTCAAGCGTGCATTCCATCGACGAGCAGTAAAACGTGCTGGTTCTTACGCCATGCAAGTCGAGATATTGGACGGTGCAGGTGGTTTTATTCAGATCGTCATCGAGTTTTGCCAGCACGTCACGCTTGACGGAGCGCGTTGTATAGCTCAGCTTCCGTTTTGTGGTGATCTTGTCGCGCCGCATTTTGCCGTCTTTGGTACGGGTGGTCTTGTCGCTGTCAAGGTCGTTTCTGCTCCACCCGTATCCTTTCGTTGCGATTGCGGACGAGTAGTCCGTGCCGTTGATAATAAGGACTTCCATGTTGCCCCTCCTTAGTACAGCAGCACGGGCTTACCCGCCGCGCGTGTCATGTTGTTGATGTTCTTCACGGTACTTCGTGCGATTTCCTTGCCGTCGAGCTGAATAACGACCGTAGTTGCACCGCCGCCTGATTCCGCCATAGCCTGCTTAAATGCTTCGACCATCGTTGCAAGCGGCGTTTCGATGTTCGTTCCGCTCTTCTGGTCGCCCAGTACGGCGAGAAATTCCTTGTTGGGTGGGATGACTGCACCGCGAGCCAATGCAGGAGCGGAGACACGGCTAATCGAAGGAGCGCGAGAAGGTCTGCCAAAGCCGCCACTTCTGGTTCCAAATCCTCCGCTTCGGCCAGAATTCGATTTTGCAATAGAATTCTGCGCTTCAACAAATTTTTTCCCGAACCAGCTAACGGCATTAGCCACCCACGTTTTTACAGCCTCCCATGCGGATTTTAAACCGGACAAAAGGCCGTCAATAATCCTTCGACCTAACGCTTTCCAGTAATCAGCAGTAAAAAACTTCGAAACGCTGGTATTCCACCACTGTTTAATGTTCTGCCACATTTCTTTAAGCTTGGTAAGAAGTGCACTCCAATCCAGATCAGATGCAGCGGCAATAGCCGCGCCGCCAGCAATCATCATCCCAATGCCAAGTGGAAGATTTGCGCCGGAGAAACACAGAACCGCACCGATAGCGATAAGCGAGACGCCAATCGAACCCATAAGAGATTTGATTGCGGCTTTTGTCTTTTCGGGGGCTGTGTTCCAGTTCATGGCGACCGACGCCGCAATAGATGCTGCACCCGCAATCATTAACCCAATACCGAGAGGTAAGTTTGCTCCCGAAAAGCAAAGCACTGCGCCGATGGCAAGCAAGGTCATTCCGAGCGCCATCATTAAGGCCGACAATGTATTTTTTGTTTTGTCGTTTACTGCATTCCAGTTCAAGGCGACTGCCGTTCCCAGCATAGCCGCGCCTGCCAGCATAAGCCCAATGCCGAGGGGGATGTTTGCGCCAGATAAACACAAAATTGCACCAATGGCGAGGGCAAAAAGGCCCAGCACCGAAAGCACATTTGTCAGTGCAGCTCTAAGGCGGTCAGACATTGCGTTCCAGTTTTCTTTAATAAGTGTAACAAGCCCAATCGCGCCCGCCGCCATAAGTGCGATTCCGAGGGGGATATTTGCGCCGGAAAAACACAGAATTGCGCCAAGAGCTAAAAGCGCGCCGCTAAGGTATGCCGTAAGCTCGTCGATCTTTGCTTTGTACTCGTCGGTCGTAAACTGTTCAAACACGGGAGAAAGCCGATCTGCAAGCGCAGCCGCAGCGCCGCCACCGCCACTTGAACTCGACAGAGTGTTGATCTCATCAAAACTTGCAAGATTCCCTTTTGCTTCTTTTGCCGCCGAACCGACGCTACCGATAGCATCTGCTTCTTTATAAAGTCCTTTTGCCGCCGCTTCTGATTTTTTTGCCGTTGTTCCAAAAAGCATCGATACAATGTTTGCAATAACGCTGATAACCTTTGTAAGGATGTTCACAAGCGCTGTAAAGGCTGGAACAATTACACTTAATAGCGGTTGTGCCAAAGTGAGCAACGCGCCCTTTAAGCGTCCAATAGCTTTTGCGGCTTCGTCATTTACTTGGATGACTTTCCAGACATAATCACGAACAACGGATAATGCCCTTGTAATAAGAGTAAACACAAACGCCCTGAGAGCGAGCTTCTTTACTCGGTTAACGAAGCGGGACATGTATTCGTCGGCTTTTTTAGTCGCATCACCCATCCCGAAAACACCGTTTTTTGTGCTGGAGATTTTTTCGGAAAGCTCCCCCGCTTTTGTCTTCATCTTATCGAGATTTGCCGTATCGGACTGAATTGAAGCGTCCATCTTCTCAACTTTAGCTGTAACGGCGTCATACTCTTTTTGCAAAGATTTCACAGTGCTTTCCTGTGCCTTGATGGAATCCGCCGTAAAAAACTCTTTGCCGCTGTGCATTGAATCAAGCGTCGCTTTTGCCGCATCGAGATTTGCCGCGATTTCTGCCGACTGCTTTGCCAGCGGCATTTTGTCTTGCTGTTTCTGGTAAATTTTATCGTTAAGCGTGTCGATTTTTTTAACCAGTTTATTCAGTTCTTTTTGAGCGTCTTTGTCGTCCAGATCCACGCTGAAAACTACCGAACCGTCCGCTGCCATAAAATCACCACCTTGCTTTTAGTTTTTTGCTGTGATATGGTAAAAGAACCGTATTTAATGGGAGGGAAATAGAATGAAAGCATTGAAAAGAACCTTGTTATTCCTTGTTGTCTTCTTTGCATCGTTTCTTTTGATCCTAATTGTAGGAGTTGCTACAACGCCAGAAGGCCAAGAAACTATGCCAGTATGGGTTGGCGTTGCCCTTCTAACAATACCTATCCCATTAGGGATTCTGGCCGTTAATAAAGCCGTACCGCAGACTTATGACGAAAAGATTAAAATCCAAACAGTAAAGTGCAAGCTACAACTTGTCGGCGGGCTTGACCTTGCAGCAGGGTCTATCTGCTCCGCCATGTGCTCCCCAGAATCTATTTCATTTTCAGCGAGCGGACAAACATTTACGCTTTCGCCAGAAAAGCTAATCGATGTGTCTGTTATGACACCGCAGGATATCCAGACCCAATACGTTTCAAGCGTCGGCGGCGCAATCGCGGGCGGTATTTTACTTGGCCCAATCGGCGCGGCGCTTGGAGGGTCAGCACAGAAGAAGAAAACGAAAATTGTCCGTCAGTACCTTATCTTTGCATATCAGGCTGATCCAGAAGTTAAATACATTGTATTTGACGTGACCTCTGCACCTCAGACCGGGAAGAAAATCAGCAAAATTTATGCGTACTTAAAGAAAAATGAAAACAAACAAGTCTCTCTTTAATTTCAACCGGCTCATTCGTGAGCCGGTTCTTTTTTCCCCAACCATGCACTAAGCGTATCCGCTTCTTCTTTCGAGACCTTTTTCGGGATATCGACCACATCTTTATTGCGTCGGTAAAATTCTCGGTCTGACTTGTCTAAGGGTTTTCCTTTCGCCTTTAGTTCTCGAATGCGGATGACTTGCGCAAAGAAGCAATCGCCAATTTCCATATAAGCAGACAAGAAAGTAAACCAGTGCGTACCGCCAGTGTTGGTATCTGGATCGTATTCGCTTTCGCGAATCTCTTTCCCAAGCACTCGGTTGACAGGGGAAACGATAAACTGAAAATCTTTCGCCCAATCAATGATCTCCGGCTCTTTCTTTTTATCATCAGGGTATTGCCCACCGTTGATAAACCAAAACAGCTGTTTGATCGCTTCGTCGTAGTCGGGAATTGAATCAAAGTCAACAAAGAAGAGACGAAGGGCGGTATAAGCTCGTTCTTCGTCGCTGAGTTCTTCATCGTCCAAAACTTCAAAAATCGTCAAAATAACTCGAAAGTCATATCGAATAGAAAAGTTCTGGTCGTTGATCTCTACGCTTTTAGGAAGTCCGTAGCCCATACCGCCCTCCGTTTAATGCTTCTGAACTTTATCGAGATACTTTTTGATTCTCGGATTCGTGAATTTCTGTTCACGGGAGAACGTATTATCGATTTCGTCCATTACGGCAAGCATAAAATTGCACCACACAGGAACGCCCTCGGCCAGTGCGTAAACATTCATGCCGCCAAAAAGATCATCTGCAATATGCGCCCCGAAAACGGAGTCGATGATCTCGCGCATCTCCTTGTCGCGCTCACGGGCAAATTCAAAGATGAGCTTTTTGTCTCCCATCTTTTCAATCTGCGTTTTGTACCCTTCCTGCTTTTTGTCGAGGTCTTCAAAGGCAAGGTAGAGCTTTTCGACAAAATTGCTGTCGGTAGGGTTAAACGACACCTCGCACTTTCCATTTACGGTGTAAGTTACAAGGCCGTCGCCAAAATTAAGTTCCTGCATGATCTTCCTCCTTATTCGCCCTCGGTAAATGTGACCGTATTGCCAGAGATAGCGGCAGTGCCGACCGTGCGCGTGCCGCCAAACGTCACGTCGATGGTCATACCGATAAAGCCGCCACCTTCGCCGCCGAGAGAAGACGACTTGACCATACAGGACGAATAACGCTCCGCAAATACTGCGGTCTTTGCCGTGCCTGCATAGGCGTGAACAATCAGCACGTCCTGATTCGCCAGCGCCGCCGCGTTCTGCTCCTTGACCGCAAGATTCCAAACCTTGACGATGGCAGGGTCGCCAGCGTCCAGATCAGACGGGTCAAAGGTCTGCGTGATGATGGGTTTCTTCATGGTCGTGCGCGTCGTGCCAAGGATATCCTTCGAGGAATCCTCCTGCCAGTCATATTCCATGCTGGAATCTGTGACGCGCGTACCGAGGGGAGACCACGTGGGAGTTCCAGTTTCGCCCGTGTTGAGATACGCGATCAGAAGTTCGCGGTCTACGGTCTGCCCCGCCGTGGTGTTAAAGGTCATATCAGCCATTTTTAATCACCTCGTAGTTCATCTTCATAAGGATTTGATGATCCTCGTCCCCGTTTTCATACACGGCAAAAAGAGAGGATCGCGTTGTCGGCTCAATGCGAATGACGCGCCGGCCGTCGCCAATGTCAGGCGGTGTTTCGTTTGCCGCCCAATCGCCCAAAGCATTGAGCAGCTCGTCAGCTTTGAGCCGTTTATCATTGCTGTTCCCCGGTTTCATGCGGTAGATAACCTTGAATTGGTATTCCGCCTGATACCCGCCGAGAATGTATTTCTTGACGATATACGCCGCCTGAATCGTAGACAGCGCCATTGCCGGAGTATCGGCGGGAAGAAATTCGAATCGAATCAAATCAACCGGCTTATCCGGGAACGTGTTTAACCACGCAAGCAGTTTGCGGGAGACCTGATCTTCTTCCGCCGACGAAACCGTCTTTTTAACCTGTTCCAAATTTCTTCACCGCCTTATCTGCTACACGCACCCACTTATCAAGGTTTTGCGCCTTAGACGCTTCAAACCAATGCGATTGTGCTTGTGGATTGACATCCGTCCTGAACACCAAATTCCGATCTGTCGTTACCTTGTGCTCGCCTTTTCGCACCCAAGAGCTGCCGGTTTCAGGGTCTACCATCAGCTTTCCGTTATAGAGGTATCGGGCATAAGGCCCAGGATATACAATGCTGTTTCCGATAACTCTCGTCCTGTTCATAAGCCCTGCGGCAGCCCCAGAGGACGGCACAAATGGACGCGTGTCTGTCTCCACCTGTACCGCAACTTCGTGTTCTGCCTTTGTACAAGCCCTTGCAGCGGCTTCTTTCACCGCATCCATGCCGGAAGTGTCAACGGTAAATTTCAGTACCATGTTATTTACCCCCGCACTCAAAATGCTGCATATCCGGGCTTCCGTAGTCCATCATGTCAACTTTGGTGAGGTTGTAGCAGTCATCGTGGCTCAGAACGACAGTCATGTTGTCCGACACAAACTCGCCCTTTACAAAGCACGTCATGCCACCGTTACCCTTGTATGAGAGCGTCCATAGGTTAGACTTGTCCGCCGCTTTGAAAAACGATTGCGGGCCGATATAGGTTTTCGGCTTACCTGTTACCCCGTCCACCGCTTCCACGGAGAACGGGATATACAGATTTACAGCGTCAGCACCTTCAAGGCCGCTTTCGCGCACGTTCACGCCTTTAGACGCTTGGAGCATCACACCGCGCAGGATCGTGGTATAGACTTTCTCGACCTCATCAAGAGTTGTCGGGTCGATCTCCTGCACGATGTTGTAGATCGTTACAGTGTGGGGAGCGTACATCTATACACACCTCCGCGATACAGCAGCCCAGTATGGGCAAGGTATTCCATGCACGTTTCTGCCAGCAGTTTCTTTGCCCCGTCCGTCGCATTGAGGGCAGACAAAGCAGATTCCCCGCCTGTTGCAAACGTTCTGGAGTGACTGCCTACCGTTTCGCTTTTTACTTCCGCATCATTTGCCGCGGCATTGGCAAGATTTTTCATTGCCAGTGCTTGTGCGGCTTCGATAACCGCGTACTTATCCACCAACGCGCAGCAGCACATCTTCACTGCGTCCAGATCGGCATGGTCTTTTGCCATGTTGCGCGTGTAGTAGTCGAGGAAGGAGCTGGCACGGACAACAAGACGCGGAAAGTCGTTTTTGCTCACGGCGCCCATATAGGTACCGGTGTAGTATGTATAATCAGCGTATGTCATACGGGTCAGCTCCTTTCAGATTAAGAAACGGTAACAGTGGCAGTGCCGGTCTTCGTGCTGTCCTGCTTGGACTTGGCCGTAACGGTGATACTGGTCTTAGTCTCAGCGGAGTCGATAGTCAGCAAGCCGTCTTCGCTGATCTTGGACTTCGTGCCATTCTGGCTCCACTCGACCTCGCCGTTGATAATGCCCTCGCCGGTAACAGCAGCAGTAAACGACTTGCTGTCGCCCTTTGCCATCGTCGCGGTAGCGGGCGAGACGGTAACAGTAGAGATGTCGCCGCCCTTGCCGTAAACAGAGAACGGGAACGGATTTGCCTTTTCCGCGTTGTAGGCGTTGATGGGGTTCGCGATCTCCCAGCCGAGACGCATGACTGCGCGCAGCGCCACCATATCGTTCTGCATGAGGTTGTAGGTGATAGCCTTCGTGGTGGGATCCTGAATAACGCCCTCGGTGAAGATCTTGAAGGTCATGTCCTGACGAATGGCATAGACAAGCTGGCTCCAATCGCCGACGATCATCTGAGCCTGGGCGGGGTCAAACGCACCGTTCATGGGGAAGTACATATCCATGCCGTCCAGACCGTAGCGGGTAGCGCCCTGCATATCGGTCTTGAAAATAGGCTGGCCGGAAGTGTCGCGGAGACCGCGCAGCTTACCGCGCATCTGGATAGCGGACATAACGCCATTGGGGTTGAAGCCGTCCAACTCGACCTTAGAGATTAGACCGCCATCGCCCATCACATCGGCGTAGATGTCAGAACTGATAGGCACGCCGTTACCGGCAGCGATGGCAGCGGGAACAACGCCGGTGCGCCAAGTGCTGGGCTTGTTGGTGCCGAACAGGATAGCGGCGTCGATGACCTTGCCGAAAGCCTCGGTCAGGCGCGGCTTAACTTCGCCCCAAATGTCATAGTCCGCATCGTCGAGTGCCGCCTCGGGAATGGGGACAATGACTGCGATCTCCTCGGCGTACAGTTTCTTCTTGTCCCACGCCATCTTGGTGGTCTGCTTGAATGCCTCACCTGCGCCGCCGTCAGTGGCTTCGCCATTGACAAAATACGCAGAGGGGAGCGCGTCAAGCACGTTGATGGTCTGCGTCTTGCTGGACATATTCGCCAGACGACGGCCCATGCGCAGGACAGCGGATTCCGCGATAGCGCCCTGCATGATCTCGCGGGTTACGGGTTCCGGAATAAGTCCGGAAAGTGCGGAACGATCAATAGTTGCCATGTTGTAATCTCCTTTTCGTTACTTGAGTGCGCCGCGGATCAGATTGTTCATCGCGGCATTATTTGCATTCGGTTTGTCGCCGCCGCCCACAGGAGCCGTCCAGTCAAACTTGACTTTCTGACGATTTTCCGTGAGCTTATCAACGGCCTGCTCAAAAGTGGTCTTGTCGTCCATCATCCTGAGAGCCTTAAACGCGATAAACTCCGCTTCCTCGCCGGTTAGCCCCTTGGAAAGCACATACTTCTCGCGCTTGAGCTGCTGAACTTCGGCCTGCGCTGCGGTCAGGGCGGACTTGTTATCCGCAAACTCCTTTTCGCGCTTTGCCTGCCGCTCCTGCTCGGTCTGCTGACTGTCTTTCCATGTGCGATACGCGGTCATCTCGTCCTCGCTGGGGTACTTTCTCCGTTCCCGGTCAAGCCTCGCCTGAATCATCTTGTCAACATCAGCCTGAGTGAACGTCTTTTCCTGCTCTTGCGCAGTCGTTCCCGTGCTCTGCACGGTGGTTTCTTCTGCCATAAAAATCTCCTTGTTTAACGACCTGTCGGTCAGTGTTGATAAAACAAAAGAGCCAACCTGTAAGCGTTCCTTACAAGTTGGCTCCTATTGCCCTTTCCCGCGCCCTATTGCGCGGGAGTGCTATATTTAATTGTTTTCTTCACCTCTAAGACAATGTACCCATCGCCTTTTCGTCGTATCTCTGCATCGTTGCCGCGCTTTAGAATAGCTTGCACGGCCTTGATGGCTTCGTCAAAGTTCAATATTGCATCTTCGTCCTTTCCCACTGTTCAGGCAGCCCCGCAGCCTCGCTGAACGCCTTGTATTTCGCGTTTAACCGCCGTAGCCGTATGTTTACCGCCCGTTCTTTTTCCGTCAATCCTGCGGCCTTGTAAGCGGCTTTCTCGCGCTTTAGATTACGGATTGTCCGCTCTACGCGCCGTTGCATCTGTGTTGCTTCGTATGCGGTGTATGTTTTCCCCTCAAAAGTGCAGCCGAGCCCATCGTCGATATGCTCAAGCTGCTTATCGGTATAGGTGCGCTCCATAACTCCTTCAACAAACGCCGACCAGCTATGCCGACAATTTGCTCCAAGAATACCGGTCACATCTCCAATGCCGCATGTGCTTTCAAAATCTGGATATTCCCCTTTTGACGCGTCGGGGTATTTCTTTGTAAATTCAGCCCATCGATACAGTTTGCCTTGCCATTTTTTGTGGTTTTCCCACC